CTGCCAGGTGTCAGCGCTGCCTCCCGCGCTGGCGTCCGCGTGCTCCATGCGGATGAACCAGTACGACGTGTCGGCGCCCGACGTGGTCGCGCTGTGGCTGATCACGTTCACGAGGAACGTGAGGCTATCGTAGCCCTGCCGGTCAATCGCGTTGCCGACCAGCGTCGCCGCATGGCCCGCCGCGCTGTGCACGGACAGCGCGTCGCGGTAGTCGAAGTACGAGAATGTCTCTCTGATGTTCATGGTATTACCGTCCTCCTTGCTAAGATTTCACGCAGGCCTTAGAGGCCTTACGCGCCAAGCGTCGGCGTCCCGATGTACAGGAGCTTGATCGCCTGGAAATTCACGACGTCGCCACCGACCCGGCGCCGGGTATAGAACTCGACGAACGGCTTCTTGGTGTAGGGATCGCGCTGCACGGTGATTCCCTGCCGGTCGACGATCTGATAAGCCTCGCGCCAGTCGCCCAGGGCTCCGGCGAGCGCGCCGGCTGCCACGGTCGGCATGCTGGTGCTCATACGGAGGGGAAGGCCGAGGAGCGTCGAGGGCTGGCCCTCGGTGATGCCCGGCCGCCAGATGTACTGGCCGTCGCCATCCTTGAGCTGCATGATGGTCATGATGGTCAGCCGGTTGAACAGCCAGGTGCCGCGCATCAGCAGGTCCTCGACGAGGCTGTACTTCAGCCTGACGAGGCCATCCGTGGTGATGGTCGCCGCCGCGCCGCTGCCGCGCTGCTCGATCTGGCCGAGCGTAACGCCGCCGTCGCCCTTGGTGCCGGTGTAGTCGGCGTACGTCAGGAAGCCGCGGGGCTTGTTGATGCCGGAGCCGCTGACGAAGGCCGCGGCCTCTGCCCGGCCGAACTTGTCGCTGACCTTCTTGGCGATCCACTCCTCCAGGTTGATGGAGGCGTCGTCGATCATCGACTGCGTGGCGTAGGGCCGCGCCGACTGGATGTGGACGGGGATGCGCTTCTTGTTGAACTGGCTGGTGCCGGCGATCGTCGTGCTGACCGTCTCACCTTCCCAGTCAACGCCGAACTGGCCGAGGTCCTCGAGCATCTCAAGGGCGTCGGTGCCGATGGCCTCGACCGCGGCGAGCTGCCGGATCGGGTCCATCTCCCAAATGCGCTCGACGACGCGCGCGCTCATCACCGGGGTGACGAGGATGCCGCCGTCGGGATCGCTACCCGCCGTCAGGTACTTGAACTCCTCGGGGTGGGCAATCGGGAGGTTCTTCTCGTCGATGCGCAGGTACACGCCCATCGCCTTCTGGTAGTTCCGGTACTCCTCGAGGCTGATCTGATCGTCGGGGATGCCGGTCTTCGGAAGGTTCTTGTGCGCGACGAGCTGGTGGGTCTTGAACTGCCGGGCCATGTCGAACTCCTTGGCCTCGTAGTCCGTCATGCTGCGGCCGCCGCCCGCCGACATCATGCGCTTCACGGCGACTTCGACGTCGTCCATGCGAGCGGTGAGCGCCTCGTCCATCTTCTCCTGCCGGGTGGTGATGTCCTCGCTGAGCTTGGTCAGCTTGTCCCGGTCGAGGGCGTCCAGCTTGCCGTCGGTCTTCGTGATCATGTCACGAAGGTCCTTGACGCTCTTCTGCAGGGTCTCACTGAGCGCCTTCGTGTTGTTTCCCATCTTCGCGATCTCGTCCGTGACGGCCTTCATGACCTCGGGCGCTGCTGTCTTCACGCCCGTGCCTTCGCCGCTGTCGTCCTTGACCTCGTAGAAGGGCCTTTCGATTTTCGTGGCCTTCATTCTTGAAGTCCTCCTTTTAGAAATTTTCCTGCACTGCATACCTGATTCCTGCAACCGTCAGGTCGGCTTCCAACTTTTGGTTCACACCCCTGAGTGCTTCCAGGAGCGCCCCTGCCTCTCGCCCGCCGTCCTCCGAGCCTGCGTCCCGCAGGCCTGTCGTGCACAGCTTGACAAGATACTTTGCCGCGTCCCTCGGGAGGTCTGCGTCCCGCAGAGCGTCCTCCAATTCGCGCGGCGTCTTCGCCTCGAATATGCTCTTGACCGACGTCACCTTCGCCCGCGTGTTCATCGGGAACGTCACCGGCGACACCTCGTAGAGCATGACCTCCTTGAGGAGCCGCGTGCCCTTCGTGGCGTCGCGATCGAAATCGACGGTCTTGTAGCCGATGCTCAGCCCCTTGATGCCGCCCCTGCGCATCAGGCTGAGCACGGGAATGCCCTCGGGCTTGGCCTCGGGATCCACCCAACCCTTGCAGAACAGCCCCTTCTCGTCCTCCTGGAAGCTGTGCCAGACGCCGATGGGAAGCCTGACGTCGTGCGACCAGAGCATCGCAATGCCCGCGCCGCCCACGCCGTTCTCCTTGAGGGTCTTCGTGAAGCAGCCCTTCGCTATGATGTCGCCGCCACGATCGGGGGCGCCGCCGAATGTCGAAGCGTAGCCCTCGAACATACCCTCGGTCGTCACGGCGTCCTTCTTGAGCTCGAAGCCGAAGTCCATGACCTCGTCAGCCCTCTGCGCCATCTTATGTCTCATGTTGTCCCTCCTTGAAAGTCTTTATTCCCACTGCACGCTCACCCCGCGCACGGCGTGGTAGATAAGCACGCATCGTCAGTTGATCACATTGGCCGCGCTGCCGTTCGGGTCGCCGGGGTGCATGAGCTTCTCGCCGCTGACGTCGAAGGGCACGCCCATCGCGCGGCGCTGGCCGTTCGCCGCCCTGTGGTCCCAGCGGTTGTGCGGCGGGTTCGTGCCGGGCTCCGGCCGCGTGCGGTCGTCCCGCATGCTCACCCACTCGCGCTCGAACTGCCGGCGCGTGCTCCTGACGGCTTCGTCGACGGCGTACGTGCTGCCCCGGTGGACCTCGGTGCGCGCGATCTTCATGGCGCGCTTCTTGTTGATCTGCTTGGCCTTGTCGGCGATGGCCTTCGCGATAACCGTGTAGCTCGCGCCGGCGTCCTTCTCGCGCCTGACCACGCGCCTGAGTATCGTCTTGGTCGCCGCGTTGATCTTCTTGACCTCGGCGAAGGCATCGCTGTGCGCCCAGTTGTGGAAGGCCCGCCAGAACTCGGAGGCCATACCCTTCGTCTCCACGGCCTGAAAATCGCCGGCCCGGCTGCCGACAGGGCCTTTGCTCAGCCCGCCGTTTTTATTCTCGATAAGCGCCCTTTTTGCGGGCTTATCCGAGCTGAGAACGGCTGTTTTGCGGCCGGTCGCGGCGTGCTCGGCGTAAGCCTTTTCGACCGCGGCGAAAAACGCGGCGCCGACGCGCGTGTATCCCTCGCTGATCGCCTTGAGCAGATCGCCACGCCTGGCGTCGACGATATGGTCGATGTCGACGACGCCGTGCCGGGCGTGAGCGGCGACCTCAGCGAAGACGGCATCGAGTAGGCGCTCTACGGTCGCGGCCAGCCGGCGCTCATGGAGTGCCTGCCTGCGGTTCTGCACGACCTGCGCGCGAGCCTTGCCCGCGCTATGTGCGATGGCGAAGTACATCAGTAGACCTCTTTCGCGTCGTGCACTGGTAGAACGTGGGCTATCAGGGTCATCGGACCAAGGCCGCTCACCTTCTCGATGGCGTCCGCGATATCTTTATCCAAGTCAAACACGCTTGGAGAATCGTTGACGGCGTTCTCGGCGGCGAACACGGAGGCCCTGACGGCCTCGGCAAGCTTCGCGTTGCGGGGATCCAAAGCCCTCACCGTCGTCTCGCCGTTGTCCACGACGACTTGTATTCTTCCATAGAGCTCAAACTTAACCACGGTTCTTCCCCCGCAGGACATCGACGATGAAGTCGAAATGATCGGGATCGTTCTTCGCGAACTTCGCCGGATTCGACCACATGTACTCAATGCCCATTGATATCACTTCCGTAACCCCAACCTCGTATACTTTTCCGACATAAGGATCAGAAAACTTATCGCGCACGCCGACTTCGTTATTCCCGTATCCCGGTATCCGCCTGGCGGTCTCGCCGGGCGCGCGGCCGTCTCGCCAGTTTTTCGCGGCGTTGTAGAAGCCTCCCTTGTGCTCAACAAAGTGCCCGAGCTCGTGCGCGACTGCCGCCCCACTTCTACTTGCCCCTATCTTTGCTGTCGTTGAATACATATCGTAATGACTACGACTCTTTTTGCTTTTAATAACAGACGCCGCTATCTCGCCGGCCCCACCGCTTCCGATATGGCTTGCGCTCGGCGCGTCTATGCCGAGCTTCTTGAAATAATCCACAACCATGCCTGCGGTGTCTTTAAGTTCGTAATTACTTCCTCTGACGATAGCTCGGAACGAACCCACGTGCCCTGACGGATTAATCGCCGCAGTCATAGCACGACGCGCGTCTTCTGAACTGACGTCGGCAATCATCCCTCTGGATATAACATCGGCTTTTCGATAAACGGAATCGCTGAGCTTAGTCAAAGCCGAGGCGAGACGGTCGAGATGTGGTTTCATGTTCTCACCTAGCTTTGCCGCGTGCTCGGCCGCCTCCGCCGCCTGCCTGTGTTCGTTCGCGGCGTCCCTCAGTTGTCGGTCGGCCGCGGCCACGTGGGCACCGAACGTCGGATCTGCGGATGCCGTCTTCCCCAGAGTCTCAATAAAAGCCTTCCTTACCTCGGCCGCCGTGCGGGTGTCTTCCTGGCGTTTTGTCGGCGGCACAGATGGAGTGGGCGTTGGCGTCGCCGTCCCTCCGCGCTTCCTCGGCGGCCGCGGCTTGAATGTCGGTATCACCACGCCCGGCGGCAGCGGCTTTGTCGGCGGCGGCAGCGGCGCGTCCCTGAGGATCTCGCGAATCCTCGGGATGCCGAGGGTGTACTTCTGGGCGATGGCGTGCATCGTTTCTCCGTTGGCGAAGTCCTGCCTGACATCGTGGTCGCGCCGCGGGTTCTTTGAGGCACCGATAAACTCGTCGGCGGCGCCCGTTATGCCGGATACCCGTACGCCGCCGCTGCCGAACCTGCCGTGGGCGTCGCGCGGGTGCTCGCTGGCGTCCCACTTGAAGTCCGTGGGATGCGCGCTCATGTCGAGCCGCGCGCCGGGCACCTCGGCCGACGGCCGGCCCATCGCCTCGTCGGCGGTCAGCTTGTGGACGACAGCCGTATGTCTCTCGCCGATCGCCATCCTAGTCGTCGCCCTCGTCTTCCTTCTCCTCTTTGACGAGCCCGCAGTGCGCGCCGTCCTGCAGCCGGCACTCGGCGTTCTCTTCGAGCTGCACGCAGCCGCTCCACTGGTCCATCGGACAGCCCTCGCCGGCCGCCATGAGCGGGCAGGCGGGTTTCTCGCCGGCTACCAGCGGGCAGGCGCCACCGGCGATCCGGCAGTCGCCGGCGTCGCTGAGGTGCGCGCACCGGCCGGCGGCGTTCATCGGGCACGAGCGCCCGCTGGCCATCACCGGGCAGGCGAAGCCCTCACGCCGCGGCCGCATGACCTGGCCATCGGCTATCAGGCCGGCCGCCTTGCAGAGCCGCCAGGCGGCCTCCGCGACCTCCTTGGTCTCGTCGCTGGCCGCGGCGACCACCAACTTAAGCGTCCGCGTGTGGACGCAGCCGGACTTGACGACGGGCAGCAGGTAGTGCATGCGCGTGTCCTCGGGCTTGCCGGCATCGACGGCCAGGTGGAGGTCGCCGTAGGCCTGCCAGTCCTTCTCCTCGCCGTCGCCGAGCGCGGCCTTGCGGTCGGCCTCGTCGAGCCTCGGCAGGTCGTCGTGGTTCATCTGCAGGCAGCCGATCAGCGTGAGCATGCTGTCGACGGCGTGCGCGTTCGCCTTGAGCGCGCGAGCCTCAAGGCTCGGCATGACGGCGTCGTCGCCCATAACGCCGGCCTTCTCGTCGCGGGCGGCGAGCGGCGACCGCACGCGGCCCATAAGCTCGTTCTCGGTTGGTGTGAACTTTGGCTTCATTTTTATTCCTCCTCGCCGGGCTTCTTGCCGGCCGGTTTCTTTTTCGGCTGTCCGCCTTCTTCGTCCTCGGGCAATGGTTCGTCGTCTGGCGCCGGCTCGTAGTCGCCGTATCCCGGCTGCGCGGGCTCCTCGGGCTCCTCGCCGAGCGCCATCATGCTGGCATTCTGGTATATCTTGTCGGCAGGATCCTCGGCGTTGCCCTCGTCGTCTTTCTTGGCGTCCTTCTGAGCGGCCGCGTAGGTCTCGTAGCCGCACATCACGCGCTTCTCGTTGATCGTCAAGAAGTCCGCCTTCTCCGCCTTCTCGAACTTCTCCTTGCGCCGGGGCTCCAGCGCGGCGATCTTGTCGAGGTCGGGCGTGAGCAGCATACGCTCGCCGGGCTCAAACATCCACATCGAAAATCCCTTGCCGAAGCGCGTGGCGTAGAAGAACACGGTGTTCTCATAGAACGCCAGGCGGGCCTCGGCGTAGTTGCTGTACGTGTTGTCGCCGGGGATGCCGAGGAGCTGCGGGGGCACGCCAAAACCAAGCGCGATGCGGCGGGCGAGCTCGCGGTTGCCCTCGATGTAGTCGAGGTCGAGCGGGCTCCAACCGTACGGGCTGACCGTCGCGCCCTCTCCCTCGATGATCAGGTTCTTGCCGGCGTTGCGCGGTCCGCTGTACTTCTCGCGGAGGCTCTTCGTCAGCCGGTTGTACTCGGTGTCGCCGATGTTCCCCTTGAAGGCCACCACCATGCCCGGTCGGCCCTGGTTTTGCAGAAGGTTCTTGTTGTACTCCATGGCCTCGTTGCTCGTGTCGATCTCCCGGCTCGTCGGCTCCACCGGGCCGGCGCCGTACCAGTCGTTGAGCGGGTGGAAGAACCGCATGTGCCAGATGTCGGACTGGCCGGTGATCGGGTCGACGGGCCACTCACGCGTCTTGCCACTCGGCCCGGTGTACTTGTAGCCCCTGCGCACGCCGGAGTCCGGGTTCACGTTGACCGTCATGCGGTCGGGCCTATGGCTCCACAGCTCGCGCCACCTGCCGACGTTCCTGCCCGTGCTCGCGCCGATGCGCTCCATGTACGCGTTGCCCGATATGATGCCGAACGCCGTGTGCCGGTAGCCGATCTCGCCGAACGTCTGCTCGGGGTTCGGCCGGTACATGAGGTCGAGGATGGGGTGGTCGGTCACCTGCTCGACGCTGCCGTCCTTCTTCCTGCGGTCGATCTTCCACTCCAGGGCCTCGATGGCCTTGGCGATCTCGTCGATGCACCGGTAGCTGACGACCTGCGTGAGGTACGCCTCCTTGGCGAAGACGTCGTAGCGCCGCGGGTTCCAAATGGCGCCCGTGCCGCCGGCCACGAGGACGGGCTGCACCTTGCTCCACTTCTCCTCCTTGCGCGGGCGCGAGACCTTCGTCTGCACGGCCGGCCTTACCTGCGCGGGGTCACGCCTGGGCATAGTATCTCCTATCCTTCATCGACATCATTCTATGGCGTAGCGGTCTTCCACTACGACCTTGGCCACCGTGTTCCTCGGCAGCGTGTACTTGAGGCCGACGCTCGTCTCGAACTCGAACGCGACGGCGTACTCGCCGGGCACGCTGGTGTCCGCCACAGCCCAGCGATACTCCGCCTGCCCGTTGAGCGCGTCGGTGATCACCGCGGGCACCCCGCTGATGACGACCGACTCCGTGCTTATGTTCTTCATGTAAAAAAGCACGGCGGCCACATCGCTCAGGCTGACCACGCCCGCCTCGTCGCGCACCTCTATTCGATAGTACGGCAACCGATCGTGCTGCCCGATGAAAAATTGCGTAATCATGCCGCCTCCCTATCTCCCGCTTACCTGTACCACTCGAACACCCGGGGGAAATCCCGCGTCTGCAAGAAAACACGTCGACGATACTGCGGGCGCAGCCTTTCCCACACTTCGGCGAACTCAAGCCACTCGACCCCCTGCGGGTATAACGTCTCCCCGTCATTCGTGGGGCCGTGCAATATGTTGGCGTCGTACATCATGATGCCGTCAGGAACTCCGCTCCCGCAATGTCCGTCTGGTTGAGTGGAGTATACGCACCCTCATACTCGAAGGTAACCAAGTACTTCGTCCCGGCGACGAGCGTTCCTATCGACCACGCCCCGGCGGGATCGGTGACCAGGGCCGTCGCTATAGAAGGACCATAGATATTGGCTATGGGATACGCGTTCACGCGCACATTGTACGTTGAGCAGTCTATAACCGAACCGGACGAGTCTTTGATAACCCCGCCGATGCTTCCCGTTCCCGTTGCATCGGTAAGCGCTCCCGATTTGTAATCGGCGTTTATATGCGCTTCGCCATCGCTCCAATTTGCCATGAGGGTAGCAAGCCCCGTCCGGTACAGCGCGGCGTCGATGTACCAGCCCGCTGCGGCGGCGTATTTTTTGGCATAGCAACGGTAGCGCACGGTGCCGACGGCGGCAGGGGTGAAGGCAAGCGCATGTTCCTTCCAATTTGCGTTGTCCACGTTCACATCTGTTGAAGCCAGGACCGTGGTCGCAAGAGTCACGGCGTTGCTGATATATTCAGCGGTCCAGTAAAACTCGCTCGCAGTCGGCATGACGCTGAAGCCGAAGGTCTTGACCTTGATGCTCCGGGTCTGGGCAGAAGCTGGAACATTGCTCTCTTCCCACTCGAAAACAGGGATATAACTGATGGTGCTGCAGTTCGAAAGCGGGGAGACCTTGATGGACGACGACGCGCCGCCGGAGCGGACCACGGCAGCGTCCTTCTCCACGTCTCCAAACATGGCATATTTGATATGCGCTCCGAGGACGTTGTTGTGGTGCTCGGAGCGGACACAGTCGGATGGGTTGTAGAATGATGACCCGTTCCGGACAAACACTGTAGTTTCTGGGTATTTAACCAGATTGCGCAAAACTATATCAATGCCCTTCACGCCAGTATTGTTATATGTGTAATCCTGCATGTTTGGTTTGGATGCTCCTAAACTGTTATATCCAACTCTGCCCGTTACCACTCCGCTGCAAGTAAAAAACCCCGCGTTTAAATTGTGATAATTATTTCCCGTAAAAACCATATTACTGGTCGGCCCCACGCCATAGCTGTTTGAAAACACATTGCCAGATATAATATGGTCCGTGCCATATTGCACGCCGTTTGTATTTGAAAAAACGTTTGCCGAAATAGTGCAATTCGCGGACTGGTTGAAGCCTTGAGGTGATGAAAACAGGCATCCATCTACTATTGACGCACTTATATTGCTTACCCCAGATGCAACCATGCCATACGCAATAACATCAACAACAAGCCCATATCCTACATATATGCCATCAGCTTGATGACACAGAACGCACTTGTTCCAGGTGTTGTTGTAATTGGTGCCTACCCCACACCGATAGCATCCCACGAACTTGGTATTGTTAAACGAGTATCTACTTGAGCCAAGCCCGTTCGCTAGCTCAAATCTCGGCCGATTGGTGTTCGCTGTGCCGATAGTCTCTGTTGCACTCATCTTTCCGATGATGATGTTTCGGGAGACATTCAGCACGCGGCCGCCTGCTTTGAATGTCCCTCCGGGATGTGCCGTTGAAACGCTGATGGTTGACTTTGTCCCGTCGTAGGTGACAGGGGCGTTTATGACACAGCGGAATACGTCGGTGTTCTGGTTGGCAAACAGCGCACCCTTGTGGATGGTCAGGATCTGGCCGCTTGCCCATTTGGCGCTGAAATCGCCCACCACCTTCCAGCTCGTTCCGCTGGCACAGTCAGCATACAGTTCCGTGTCTTCGTCCGATCCATAGAGCGCTGCGTCGCCCCATGACTCGATGATGGCTCCGTTGTTGGTGAGCCAGCCCACGGCGTTGTCGGATGTCGGGGTGATGTAGTGCTCGCAGGTGTAGGCCGCGGGGATGGGCGCGGCCTGGGTGCCGTAGTAGACCTTGCCCGTGGCCGACACGGTGAAGCTGGCAGCGCCCTGCACCAGCTTGGTGCTCATGCTGTTCAGGAAGGTGAGCGTGCCGTTGACCGTGATGGCGCCGAGGGCGGTGGTCGCGCTCTTGTTGTAGGTGACAACATGATTCGCTACAACTGTCACGACATCGGCGGCGGTGTTGGGGTACACCCCGAGCCCCTGGCCCCAGGTGTCCACGTCGCTGGCGTCCCACAGTCCTGTCCGTGCGCTTACGTAAGGCGATGGCATTTACTTGCTGGCCTCCGGGCTCCCGCCATAATACACATGGCCGGGAACGACCTCGACGGTGTGACGAATGACCATCTCGTTCTTTCCGTCTTTTACCTCTCTCCAGATCGACGGATCGTGAATGTTGCCTGATTTGATCGTTTCCATGCTCATGGTGTCACCTCTTCCCAATAGGCCAGGCTGGTTTCGTCGGGGTTGCGCAGCATCACGTCTCCGACGGCGTGCTTGACCGCCTCGACGACGCCGTCGGTCTCGTTCAGGACTTCGTGTTCGAGGATGCAGCGGAAGTTAGTCATGCCATCTCCCTATGATCTCGCGGATAATATCTCCAAGCTTCGTGATCCCCAGAATAATCAGGGAAAAGATAATTCCATTTATTAGGCCAATATAAAGGTCATTCATGCCTGTCGTCCTCAAGACTGATTCGACACCCGCACCGCGGTCGACATCCTGAACACGCGGCGCAGCGCCGGCTTCCAATCAAACAGCACCGCCACCGGATACACCAGGCCTGCGGTGCTCCCGGTCTCGGCTTCGATCGCCGCGGGGGAGGCAAGCCCTCTCGTGGTGGCGACGTCCGCTTCCATCAGTTTTTCACAACCTTCAGCCTGGTCATGAGGATCCCCGTGTATTCGACCAGAACAGTGTACGACGCCACCAAACCAGTCGCCTTGTCGTGAAGGCTCGCGTTCGCCGCGCTGTCGTAGCAGTAGATGGTGCTCTGTGTCTTCAGGCTGTTGGCGTCGCGCACGATGTCGTCCTCAACGTGGTTCTCCATGACGAGGCCGAGAACGCGGGCAAGAGAAACCTCTTTCGCCACTGTGCTGTCCTTGGCTATGTCCCCGTCCACCGGGTCCATGAGCAGGGAGAAGCTCTTGCTGCTGTCCGCGGTCAGATACCCGCTGATGATCGTGCGCTCGGTGATGTTGGGGTTCATCAACACGTACTTTCCGACGCCCAGCTCGGTGAGGGTCATGCCTGCCTGGGAGACGGCAGCGCCCGCCATGGTCTTGCAGAAGTCGATGGTGAAGTCTCCGATGACCTTGCCGGTCGCGGTCCGGTCGCCCAGCGAGAATGCCTCGTATACGCTACTCACCGAACACCTCCGATTTGCCGCCAATCTGGGCCGGGGCAGACAGATGATCCACTATATAACCACTGCGATATGGGTAGGCTCCTATGTCCCAGAGGGTCCCCTGGGCATACAAGAGGATCATCTGGTCCCACTGGAATAATTTATCCAGCCCATAGCGATAGGCAGAGCCGAGATCCACGCCGGCATCTATGCAGGGGGAATCATAGTTCACGTTGAATTTATAGTTGGCCGCATTGCTGAACTTTGGGTCCGCGTTCAGACTGTGCGGTTCTTGGCTATTTGTTGTGTGATAGGTAGCCCAGGACACGTTGGTCACGCCGTTGTCTATAGATGCCAGCTTCGCGGCGTCGAGGGGGTAATATAAATTGTAATCAGCGACGACATACCCGTTCACAATGTCGTGGAGCCAAAGCTCTCGGGGATAGTTGTTCATTCCTATACAGTTCTTGATCGACCAGCCGGTGCCGGTCGTCGGGTTAAGCCCGGACAGGGGAAAATAGAAGCCTCCGCGTACCTGGTCTTGCTTCCCGCCGCCTTCAAGACTCCAGTTGCCGCCATTTTGATAAGCGATGCTGTTCCATACGTGGCCGCTGCTGGTATTTATCATCGCGAAACCGGTGATGGTATTGAACGCTGCCACGCAATATTCAACGAATATGTTGTAGTCGTTCTCGTGAGAGGTAAACCCGTCCCCGGCGGCGGTGCTGGTCTTGTCTCCGTTGCCTATGGCCCGGCAGTAGCGGAAGGTTATGTCGTGAGAATTTCCAGAGGTCACGAAGCCATCGGCTGCGCCGCTCAGGGCGCTGCAGTAAATAAAGGAGATCCCGGAGGAGGCCGTAAGACAGCGGAATCCGTTTCCTGTGGCGCCGGTCACTGTTGTACCGTAAAAAACGAGCGGCCCGGTGACGGTGGTCATCTCTACGCCCGAGGTAGTCGCGCCGGTAATCACGTCTCCATAGGCTGTTCCCGATAGCGTGCAGGTCGTGAAATAGATGGCGCCGTTGCCTCCGGACGCCGTGATCGTGTTGTCGGCCTGGTCGAGCGTGCCCGCGCAGTTCTGCAGGTATATCGCGGAGGCTCCGGGTGCGGATATGGTGTTCTTTTTTATGGTGATATTTGTAACATAGCGCAGGTGAATGCCGCCGGCGACACCGCCGCCGGATGTGGACGTGCAATTTTTTACGGTGAAATCGCTGGACGGGTTGCCGTAAGAGTAGACGGACTCGTAGGCCGCTGATACCGTCAAATTGTCGAAGACGACGGAGGTATATGGACAGGAGGCGTTTATCCCATAGCCGCTCGCAGAATTGGGGCAAGAGAGTGTCATGTTCTGGATGGTCAGTCCAGAGCTTGCGGTTGAGCCGCTAATGCGAAGAACGGACGAAGCGCCCGCCGCGCTCGTGTTGGTCAGGGAAAAACCACTTACGACGATATATGACTTCTGCGAAATGGTAAGGGCTGTCCCGGACAGGCTGATGACCGGATAGGACCCGCCTGTTCCGTCTGCCAGGCCGCTGTAGGTGATGACATTGCTGGCATCGTTTCCCGAACTAGGCAGGGTTGCGGCTGTCCCATATACTCCGCCCTGAGCGGAAAAATAGATGATGTCCAGGGCGGCGAACGTAGACGCGTTGAACGTGGCCATGGACATGCAGGCAGCCGCGGACGATGCCGGTCCGATGGCGTTTGCTTTTGTCGCTGATCCGTCTGCCCTGACGTAGTAAGTAGCCATGCCGTTATTTCTTTACCTTTGAGATGAACTGTTCTTTAGTCATTTCCTACCATCCCATCTTTCTGCGGAGAATATCGCCCAGCCATATCAATCCTGATATGGTAATGGCCTGTAAAGCAACGACGCATAGGGCAAAATAAAAGTCGTTCATGACAGTTTCCTTGCTAAGAATCTGACAACCATCACCACCACGGGCCAGAACTGCCACAGTACGAAGCCGGTTATGAGTTTACCGCATCCCGTCCAGCGTGATCGCGCCTTCTCTTCCCCATCCCTTGCACAGCGCGAAATCCTTCATCAGGTTCTTCGCGTTCACCTCGTCGAGACAGTACAGAACGTCACCGGATACCACTTTGGTTCCTGCGGAGACGCCGGCACCTGCTGCTTGACATACTCCGTCTTGACGACCACCCGCTCCCGACAGCATCCCGTTGAGAAGATCAATGAGAGTATTACGGCTGTCATTAGTATTTGAAACAACCACCGCATTCCCGTCACCTGTTCGCGCTCCATTGCCGCCTCCCTTTGCCGCGTCGATTCTGTTGAGCTCGTCTATGACAGCCTGCTTGTCGGCGAGGCGCCGCGCGCACGACGCGCCGGCCTTGTCGCGCTCCGCCTTGAGCTCAGCGATCGTCTTCATGCCTTCGTCGTTCGCGTATAAGCACGCCTCTTTGTTGAGTTTCTCCTGCGCGAGACCGGCCTTCAGCTTGTCGATCCGGACGCCCTGTATCCAAATGGTCGCGGCGAGTCCGAGGATCACCAGGGCGATGCCGGCGTACAGGTACGCCTTGACCTGGGCGAGCATTATATCGCCCCCTCATCGCCGGCCGACGGCCTGGGCGCGACGTACGTGCCGGCGCCCTTCATCCACTTCTTACCGGCGAGATAGTCGTAGAGCAGCGAGGCGGCCGCTTGGTGGCCGACGATCCAGCACGCCCACATGATGTGCTCATGGCTGTTCTTCGGCGAGGTCGCCACGTACGACGACAGCGCGGCTATGCCCGCGCTCGCCCACATGATGCGGTCCTTGTACTTGTCGCGGAGGGCGATAGCCTCCTCGTGCTTGAGCTTCTTGTCGGCGAAGATCGGCCGCACCCAGCGCTCGCGGGCGAGGAAGGTCACAGCGACAGCAAAGAACGTCGGCAGCGGATCGTAGCCGATGGACTTGAACGCGTTGTACACGTCGAGCAGCGCCTCTATGAATTCTTTCATGGTCTATCCTCCATCCAGGAATGCTCAACCGGCGCCCACGCCGGCTTGTGCAGGTCGGGATTGTTGGCGTTGCACCACTCCACGCAGGCGCCCTTCTCGGCGAACTGCAGGGCCTCGTCGGCCGTGTGCGTAATGATCATCCGCCCCGACACCCGCCTTCCGGTCGCGTACATGCCGGAGAACTTGGTGTGTTCGGGAATCCACGCCAGCCTCATGCCGCCCTCTTCAGGTCGATGTGCACGCAGTTGTTGCCGGGCTCCCTGGTGATGTTGCTGATCGCCACGCCGCTGAGCTGGGCCTCGTGCATGATGTCGGCGACGATGTCAAGGCTCGTCATCTTGCTGCCGTCCGCCAGCAAGATGTTGCCGCTGAAGTCGATCGGCCACGCCCCGTTCTTCCCGCCGGCGATGTGCGGGCTCGGCACTATCGTCTTTCCGCGCTGGTTCACGCCGGCCGAGTTCACGTAGTCGCGCAGGCACGTCGCGGCGAGCGGCGGGTTGATCTTCTTGCCCTTCTCGCCGCCGGTGATGTGGTACAGGTTGAGCAGCGCGCTCCACGAATGCTGCCAGAGATAGATTTCCGCGTTCTCGTTGGCGTCGAACACGCGGGTGTACAAGTCGTCCTTGACGAACGGCTTGAGCAGCACGTCGTGCTGCCGGGCGTACTGCTCGATGATGCGGAGCTGGTCGAGCGGCGAGCTGTGGCCGCGCGTCGCCGTCAGCGTGTAGCCGTCGGTGAAGAAGGCGATCTCCTCGAGCACCCTCTCCTGCCAAGTGTCGAACTCCGCGCCGTCGCGCCGTACGATCATCTCCCCGCCCCCTTGGCCATGAGCCTCTCGCAGTCCTTGGAGTCCATCTTGAGGTCGAGCTTATCCTCGATGCGGCGCTGCCCGTTCTTCAGGTCGTTGACGACATACCCGATGGCTATGCTGATGATGCTCACGATCGCGCCGACGAGGACCATTATCGTCTTCGCCCAGCCTGACAGTATCTCCTTGATCGTGAACACGTTGATGTTGGCGGCGGCGTCCACGGGAACCCTGATCTCGTTGGCGTACGCGATCATCGAATACCAGAGCACGACAAAGACGAGCACAAGCGCTGCGCTTATGTCCTCCCTGCGGCTTCGTCGATCGCACCACAGATTCCGCCAGCTTCGTTTCTCTGCCATCGCCACCCCGCTAGAATTGGATGATTTTCGAGAAAGGCCGCGCCTTCTCGTGCGTCAGGAAGCCGTCCGTCATCACATGGAAGTCTATGAACAGCAGGTACGCCGTGTCCGCGAAGGTGTCGCCGCCGACCGTCGGGTCCCTGAACACGGTCATTATGATCAGCGAGTCGGGCTCGCTCGCCGGGATCGCCTGGATGGTCGACGCCTCGACTATGTGGTGCATGTACTGCGCGCCGGCGGCCTGCTGAAGCGTGATCGTCCCGGCGGCGGGGAACGCCTCGACATTGTGCCCCTTGGCCATCGACCACGTCAGCCCCCATACGACGGATCCTGCGGGCACGGCGGCCTTGTGCGACCAGTGGATGTGCGGGTAGATCAGCGTGCCCGGCTTGTAGTCGTGGAATATATGGACGGCGCAGTACGTCTCCTTGCGGACGGCACCGTCGACGAACCCCATGGCGTAGATGCCGTCCCTGAGCTCGGAGAGGGCGGGCGACGCCGGGCCGGTTGTCGGCAGGCTGGCGCCGGCGATGCTGTAGTCGTTCCAGCCGCGCCTCACGTTCTTTCCCGTCACGATATTTCCGCCCATTATGTCTCCCCTATCTAAACGGGCTCGCCACGCGATTTACGAAGAAGTTCGCGTGCTAAACTACGAACGTTGTCGCCGCGACATCCGAATAGCATCGTATCGAGCACACGTCTCCCGCGTACAGATAAACAATCCCGGACAGCGCTATGTCGTGGAGCTTGAGCGCCGTGCCGAAATTCACGCCGTTCGATATCTGATCGTTCAACGCGCCGTTCACGTACAGCCCGGCGTGAATGGTCGCCAGTTTGTCCGAATCGGCGGACAGCGTGAAGCCAATCTTGTAGAACCCGTTGCGGAGTATCGTGATGGTCCCGTTCGCCCCGTTCGGCCTCGCGTCTCCGGCCACCGCCCAACTTCCCTCCGTCAACCCGTTCAGCGTCACGGGAACATTCGCCGACGCCATCAGATACGACAACGCGCTGTGCCAGGTATGGACGCCGGCAACGGCGTGGTGTGGGACGGCGTAGCAGATGTTCCCAGGACTCATGTTACAGGCTCCCGTTCGTCCCCAGCCTCACGTTGGCCGCGCCCACGCTGTAGTACTCGCCGGTCTTGCAGCCGATCCTGTACGTCACGGTCTCCGGCTCAGGGCTCGTCGTGATGACCTCCTCGCCGCCGCCCATAGCCGACGCCGCGGCCACCGACCACGTCTGCACGTCGCGCCACACGCCGTCGTCGTCGTCGAGAAAGCGCCGCTGCATGGTCACGATCCCCGAGAACGTGCTGAGGACGGGGTCGCTTACGCCGACGCTGCCCATGCGGATGCTCACGTTGAGCCGCTGCATGCCCTGCACGATAAGCTCGGACGTCCATACCGGGCTTGACGCTATTAGGGTAATCACCGTGTTCTTTGCCATCGCTATCGCCTCCCCTTGTCCGCCGTCTTGGCCGGCTTTTTATTGGGTGTGTTGTTCGCCGCACCCACGCCGGCCGGCTTGACGCCTGCGTTGACGTCCTGGCTGTATGAGTTGCGCTTGGCTTCGGTCTTGGCCATTTACTTGCCCTCCCACGCCTTGAGCTCGGCCGGCGTGCAGGCGTAGCGCTTCTGGCTGGCGCCGTCGACGCCCGGTAGCGTCTCGCGAACGGCCAGCCATGCGCCGCGCTGCGGGTCAACGCCGGCGGCGATCACGAGGAGCGCGGGACCGGCCTTCGCCTCGGCCGCCCAGGTCACGCGGTCGCCGATGTCGAAGGCCGCGGACTTGCCGGGCTTCTTATTTCCAAACGAGCCGGCCGGATTCTTTTTATCACGGTCACTCGCGCGCCGGCGGTCGTCTATCGCCGCCGCGTACGCCTGGCGGTGCCGGTTCGCCTCGGCCATGTGGTGCCTCGACGCCTGGCGGTGCGCCAGGGCGTCATCCTTCGGTCCCTCAACGGCGAGCGCGTCCTGGTGGCTCCTCGCGCGCTCGTGCTGCTCGGCCGCGGCCATGTGGTCGTCGGCGCTCCCGCTCTGGTCCGCGCGAGCCGACGCCAGGTTCGCCTTGTGCGTGGGGTCGCCGATGTGGCCGGAGACCATGGCGTACGTTCCGTCGGGCTTCTTGAACATATGCGCCCTTTTCTCCGGCGACGCAGGCGGCTTCTTCGCCGACGCAGGCGGCGCCAAGCTGAGCGCGGTGTGCACGAAGTCCCCGGTCGTGCCGTCGGCGAACTGCACGCGCCTGGTGACCGAGGATCCGCCGAACGGCGCGGAGACCACCTTGCCGACCCGGCCGTCCGGCGTCTTGACACGGCTGCCGATCATGCCGGGCGCCGCGCCCGAGCGCGCGATGTTTATGCGCTCCTTCTGGTTCTCGTGCCAGGCCGCCCAGGCGCTGTGCTCCTTCTGCTTCGCCTTGTGCCAGGCCCTTGCCTCGGGCTGGCCGGCGTACGCGGCGTCGGCGTGCGCCTTGGACGCCTCAATATGCACGCCGACGGCGTCGTCGTGCGCCTTGGCCGCGGCGGCCTGGTCGAAGTGCTGGCTGCCGGTCATCGTCCGCGCGCGGTCCGTGAAGCCGTCAGCGTACGCCGTCGACGACAACGCGCGCATTGACCGGTATTTGGCCATGTCGGCCGCGGCCACGGGCTTTCCGGCGAGCGCGCGGTCGGCCTCGGCCTGCCGCCACTCGCCGAAGGCGTGCGGCTTGAGTCCGGGCATCGGGCCGGCGGGCTTCGGCATCTTCGCCTGGGCGTCCTGCGGCTTCTCAACGGCGGCCAGGGCGGCGGCGCCGTGCTCTTTCTCTTTGCCGCGATGCACGGCGGCCATCTCGTTCAGTTTGTCGGCGGCGGCCCCGCTTTGCGTGCGGGCCGTTCGCGCAAGGCTGTCGGCCGCGGCGCCGTGAGCGCGGCTGGCGGCGGCGTGGGCTTCGCGCGTGCCCGCCGAGTGCGCCGCCGCGGAGGCCTGCGAGGCCCGTATCGCCAGGCCCATCGGCCCCGTCGTCCCGGTCGGCTTCGCATGGGCTCGCCTCGCCGCCAGGGCGGCCGCGCGCGCCTCCTCGCTCCACGCCTTCCACTGCTTGCCGTCCTTGCCGGCGCGCAAGCGCTCGGCTTCTTCCATGTGACGGGCGCCCTGCCGCTCGTGCTCGTCGATGCGCGACTGATGATGAGCGGCGGCCGACCGGTTCACGGCCATCGCCTCGCGGTGCGCCTCGGCGGCGTTCATGTGGTGGCTGGCGGCCTCCTCGTGGTCGCCCGGCGTCTTAGCGGCCCGCGTGGCGTTGCGGGCGGTTACTGTCAGCACGGTGGCGTGATGGCTCATCTGGTGCCTGATCGGTGTCGATCCACCGGACAGCAATGCCACGGCACCACCCGAACGCCTCGCCGCGGCGGCGGCATCCCTCGCTGCCTGACTCCACGCCTTGCCGCCGTATTCCATCTCGTCCGCCGTGAGTTTGCCGTCCATTAGTCTATCCCCCTCGCCGCGTGCTCGGCCCAGTTGTCGACGACGGCGTCGCCGTATATTCTCCGCGCATTGGCCTCGGCGACGGCCTCGAAGTCGACTTCCTCGCCGTCCTCTATCGTGGCACCCGCTGCGCCCCTGGCGATCACAGCGTCGTCCGCGCTCAGCTGCTCGACGGGCGCGGCCTCGGTGTAGACCTCGCGCACCCTCGCCGTCGGCCGCGTCGTCATATTGCAGTAGGCCTTTGCCGCGGCCTCGAACAAGTCGTCGTGACTGCCCAGCGGCCATTGCCTGACCTGCTCAAGGAATAGCTTGATCCACGGCGTCTCGGCGTCGCCAACGAGGTACACGTTGCCGGCTTCGGCCTGCGCGGCGAGGATGTCGATGAAGACTTCCTTGCTGCCCGTGCTGCGCTTGCCGCGGAACGAGAAGCCCTGGAGGACCTCGCGGCTGTACGTGCTTATCGTGTCGACGCCCGAGCTGCCGGGCTCCTGCTCCATCCAGATGGGCACGCCGATGCCGTCGAGCTCGGCGGTCTGTTTGATTGCGCGCTGGTTCATCAGCGAGGTGTCGCGGAGGAAGGCGATGTCCTCGATATAGGTGAGGCCGTCGGCGGTCACGCTGACCCGCGCGCCTGCCGTCCAGTCGGGGTCGTTGCTCTTTTTCTTCTCGGTGGCCGCGCGATCCCAGAAACGCTGCCTCGTCTTGACGACGGCGGGCGCGGCGGGTGCCAGCTTGAACCAGTAGTCCTTGACCATGCCGCCCTCGCGAGGAGCCGGACGCTGCTGGAGCTGCCCGCTTGCGCCGAAAGTACCAAGCTTGCGCTTGAGGCCGTCGACCTCTTTCGCGCCGAAGCGCTGCGGGCAGAGGAGTTCGCCCTCAGTCTTGCGCGGGTCGTGTACCCACTTGTGCGGGTGTTTGGCCTCGTACTCTGCTGGCAGGCAGATGTGCACGGCGTCCAGCTCCCGTGATAGGATGTGGCCAGTCAAGTCTCTTGTGTGGCAGCGTTGCATGATGATTATGTAGATGCCGGTCTTCGGATCGTTGAGGCGGGTCGGCATGACGAGGTCCCACCAGTCGAGCACGTTCTCGAGGCCGCGCTCGCTGACGGCAGCGCTGTCGAGAACGTTGTGCGGATCGTCGACGAGGATGATGTCGCCGCCCTCGCCCGTCGTCATGCCGCCGACGCTCGTGGCCAGCCGGTAGCCGCCCTTGTCCGTGTTGAACCGCGTCTTGGCGTTCTGGTCGCCGGACAGCTTATAGCGGTCGGCCCAGTTACGCTGATACCACGACGACTGGATAATTGATCGACATTTGATGGAGTCGCGTATGGAGAGGTCTTCGGCGTACGACGAGCAGAGGAAGCGCGTGGACGGCCGGTCGATCCACATCCACGCCGGAAACATGACCTCGACGGTCAGGGACTTGCTGTGGCGAGGCGGCACGTTGAAGATGAGGTGCTGCGAGCCCAGCGTGCCCGCCTTGACGGCGGACAGCGCGTCGACGATGGCGTCGATGTGCCAGCTGTCGACGAAGGCGCTGGGCTCGATGATCGGCCAGGCCTGCCTCATGAAGTGCTTGAGGCTTCGCCCGGCGAGCTCGCGCTGGACGTCGGCGTGCAGGTCGTCAAGCGAGCGCCCGGCGAGCAGCGCGCGCAGCCTGTCCTCAGCGGCTTGTCTAGGCGTTGCCGTGGCGGCCGGCCTTGTCGGCCTGCTGCTCGGCGCGCGCCCTGCCAATGATGTTCTCAAGCTCGGCGAGCTCCTTCTCGGGAAGTTGCTTCAGGTTCAACTCGTACTCATGCTTGACGGGATTCTTGGGATCGCCCTGAATGATCGTCCGGGCGACGTGCTTCCAGTCGTCGGGCTGGCGGTTGACCAGCCAGAAGATGCAAGCCGTGACATCGGGCGCCATCTTCTTTTTGAATGTCTTCTCGTAGGGGCCGCCGTGGAGGCCTGCGGTGATGCCCTCCTCGCGCTCCTCGTACTCGTAGCCGAGCGCCCGACTGCGGAGGGCCGCCCTCACCCGCGTCGAGTCGAACATATCGCGGCCCTTATTTATAGCTGAAAGTAATTCAGGATGCTCGGCCTTCCACTTGGCGAGGGTTGGCACGGTTACTAGAAGAGCCTTGGCGAGCTCGGCCTCGGTAAAGCCGTGGTCGCGCATGAGCACGGCGGCCTGCGCGGCGTACACGGGGCTGTACGTGCTCTGCCGGCCGCGCGTCGACTTGCCGTTCGGCCGGGTGGTCTCGGCTGGCGGCTTGGCCTTGGACTTTGTTGTGCGGGGTTTGGAAACAGGTATACCGGCGTCGCCTTGACTGGCGGCTGCTGGTGGGGTGGGCTGCTGTCGGTCGGCTCTCGGCATGGTGTTGCTGCGATTATAGCGGAGGCGGCCGGCGATGTACACGTCGGCTTTGCGTTCTTTCCGAACTTTTCGAACTTTTCGACAGAGAATTCAGTCTATAACCGTTATAGACTGGAAGTCAGGGTTACGACTTTTCGCAACTATTGGATACGGCGAAAATAGTTGTTTACAACCGCCCGCCGATGTGCTAATATTAAGACAGTTCAAAACGAGGCGGGCACCTCAAATGGCAATCCTTCAGGCAGTACCCAATCCGGTCATCACCTCAACCCCCAGCCCGCTCTCGCTTTGTCCGGCGATCACGCGGCCGGCATTAGTTGGCGTATTCGTACCCACTCATGCTGCCGGCCAAGCGGTCCGACAAACAAGGCGCTCGCCATCAAACACACATACTCGGCGATCAACGAGTACCTCGGCGTCACACCCGCCGACCTGACCGAGAAATTCCCGTACTAAGCCCGCACCACCAAAACCCTACTATATAGGAGGCACCACAATGAAAAGCTCAGCCGTAAAGAAAGCCATCAAGACCTGCTACAAGGCCCGCCGGCCGTTCTTCCTGTGGGGGCAGCCGGGCGTCGGCAAGTCCGACACCGTGCGCCAGGCCGCCGAGGAGCTGCAGGTCGAGCTCCGCGATGTCCGCGCGACGCTCCTCGACCCCGTCGATCTCAGAGGCCTGCCGTCGCCCGATGGCGGCAAGGTCAAGTGGCTGATCCCCGACTTCCTCCCGCAGAACGGCGTCGGCATGCTCTTCCTCGACGAGCTGAACAGCGCGCCGCCGGCCACGCAAGCGGCCTGCTACCAGCTCATCCTCGACCGCAAGCTCGGCGACTACGAGCTGCCCGACGGCTGGCTGGTCTGCGCGGCAGGCAACCGGGAGACTGACCGGGCAGTGACCAACCGCATGCCCAGCCCGCTGAGCAACCGGCTCATCCACATGGACTTCGACGTCGACCAGCGCGACTGGGAGGCCTGGGCGCTGGGCGCTGGCGTGATGACAGAGACGATCGCCTTCCTAAGGTTCCGCCCGGCGCTCCTCCACCAGTTCGACCCGACGAAGAACGAGAAGGCGTTCCCCACACCGCGCACCTGGGAGTTCGCCAGCGACCTCCTCAAGCAGGCGCCCGGCGAGGACATAGAGTTCGACATGCTCAAGGGAACGGTCGGCGAGGGCGCGGCCGCCGAGTTGCTGAGCTTCCTCAGGATCTTCCGCAGCCTGCCCAACCCCGACGCCGTTCTCATGATGCCATTGACTGCACCCGTACCCACCGACCCGGCGACGCTGTACGCGCTCTGCGGCGCGCTGGCCGCCAAGGCCAGCGAGCAGGTCATGGACCGCATGTGCACGTACGCCAACCGGCTTCCCGACGAGTACAGCGTGCTACTGATCAGGGACGTCGTGCACCGCGCGCCCAACTCCATCAACACGCGCGGATACATCGAGTGGGCGTCAAAGCACGCGGACGTGCTGATATGAAGACCCGCGACTTCAACAAGCTGCGCGATACGCTAATCGGCAAACGCATACACTTCAAGCGGATTCGCGTCGTCGACCACGGGTTCAAACCAAAGTGGAATAGGAAGACCCTTGAGATGATCGTCGGCTTCCGCTGGCTGGCCGAGAACATGCCGGACGCCGCGTCCGCGATGACGACGCGCAGGCTGCGCGGCGAACCGCTCATACTGACAAAACCGATCACAATATACACACCGCCAGCCTCATACTGGGGAAAATTACAATGAAGATGCCAGCCGACAAGCTGAAGGCCGTCAGGAAGCTACTCGCCGGCACACATGGCCTGCACGCCGACACCGACATCGTAGCCGGCGAGGCGGCCCCGCAATACGCCGGCGAACCCGGCAAGGGCGCCGTCATGACCGTCGGCTTCCTCTGGCTCAAGGCGAACCACCCGCAGGAGTTCGCCGAGGCCGCGACGCACAGACTCAATCCGACCGCGTAAGCCCTTATCGTATAGAAGGCGGCGACAAAGGAGACTGAGAATAATGTTCAGAGACCGAGTAAAGGCGGATGACGACGTGACATGGCACAAAAACAAGGCCATCAAGAAAATGAAGTCCGGAAAGTTCAGGGTATACGAAGACGCCTCTTATTATTCCTCGGTAAGCGGCGGCGTGGGTAAAGCGGGTCCCGTTATGCGCGATACTGATGACCGACCCGTTCAGTTCGACTCGCAGGCAAAAGCCGAAGCATGGATCGATGATGGCTGCAAAGTGTTCACACTCTAACCGCGTAAAACGCGACAAAGGAGAAATAAAATGGCAAAGAGACTTGAAGAGAAAGCGATGCTCGTGAAACTGTCGATCAGCACGTGGTCGGCGCGCAGGCACGACAAGAAGGTCAGCGACGAGGTCGCCGACATGAAGGGCGCCGACAAGGACGCCGGCCGCTACAACAAGATGCTGTTTTCCGGCGACAGCGTGGCCAGCAAGATCGTGAAGTACGCGGCGCTCGCCCGCGAGGACCACTACGACCTCACGCTGCCTTGGCTTGACGACGGCTATCGGATACTGCCGAGCAAGAACTACGACCGTTACATGAAGAAAATGCGCGAGCAGCGCGCGGGATTCGACGCACTCGTCGCCGAGCTCTCGTCAACCTACGACGCCCTCGTCGGAGACGCCAAGACGCGCCTCAAGGACATGTTCAACGCCGGCGATTACCCGCGGCCGGCGGAGATCGCGAGGCGCTACGCGTTCGACGTGAACATCAGCCCCATCCCGGCGGCCGGCGACTTCCGCGTCAGCCTGAGCAGCGACGACACCGAGCAAATCAAGAAAGAGATCGAACAGCGAATGAAAGCCGCCGAAGCGGCGGCGATGCGCGACGTGTGGAACAGGTTGCACGATGTCGTGAAGAAGATGGCCGAGAAAATGTCCGACAAAGACGCCGTGTTCCGCGACACGCTGATCACGAATATGTGCGAGCTCGCCGAACTCCTGCCCGCATTGAACATCACCGACGACCCGGAACTTGAGAAAATGCGCCGGCAGGTCGAGAAGACGTTGTGCTCGTATGAACCAAAGGCGCTGCGCAATGACGACAAGGAACGCGCGGCGGCAGCGCGGGACGCCCAGGCGATTCTCGACGCGATGGCCGGCTACATGGGAGGCGCGAAATGACAAGGACCGACCATATAAAAAGGCATCAAGAACTGCATCGAGCGCTCGATGAGTTGGCTGCCGATTACATTCGCCATAACAAAACAACGATATCGGACAAGCCTGTGCTCACGTTAATGACGTGGTCACATCAACAGACTATAAACCCAGACCACGAGGAGGGACAATCATGAACGCCAACGATAAGCTCGTCAAGGCCCGCGCCGGCCTGATCCTCGACATGCCGTTCTTCGGCGCGCTCGCCCTGCGCCTGACGCTCGTCGAGAACGCTGGCATCCCGACGGCGGCGACCGACGGCCGCCAACTCGCCTACAATCCGGCGTTCATCGACAAGCTGAGCCTCGCCGAGGTCAAGGGCGTGCTCGCCCACGAGGTCATGCACTGCGCCAACCAACACCACCTGCGCAGGGACGCCCGCGACGCCAAGCGGTGGAATCAGGCCTGCGACCATGCGATCAACGCCATCCTCGAGAAGAGCGGCGTCACCCTGCCGGCCGGCCGCCTGAACGACCCGGTCTTCGCCGGCATGAGCGCGGAGGCCATCTATCCGCGCATTCCCGAGGCCAGCGGGGGCGGCAGCAGCGACCCCGGCGGCTGCGGCGAGATCATGGACGCCAGCGGCGACGACGGAAAGCCCCTCGGCGAGGCCGAGACCGCGAGGCAGGCCGCCGAGTGGAAGATCGCCACAGCGCAGGCCGCGCAGGCCGCCCGCTCGATGGGCGCGCTGCCCGGTGAGCTCGACCGCCTCGTCAAGGAGATCGTCGAGGCGAAGGTCGACTGGCGGGAGACGCTCAGGCGCTTCGTCCAGCAGGCCGCCAAGGGCGACTACAGCTGGTCACAGCCGAACCGCAGGCACGTGCACGCCGGCGTGTTCCTGCCGAGCCTGCGCAGTCAGACCATCGGCGAGATCGTCGTCGCCGTGGACACCAGCGGAAGCATCGACGGCGACACGCTCAAGCAGTTCGCCGGCGAGGTCAACAGCATCCTCGAGGAGTACGACACCACGTGCGCGGTCGTCTACTGCGACAGTCGCGTGCACCGCGTCGATGAGTACACGCGCAACGACCTCCCGCTCAGCCTGAACACGGTGGGAGGCGGCGGTACGGACTTCCGGCCGGCGTTCGCCGCGGCCGACGGCAGGCAAACGCCGCCCGCCTGCATGGTCTACCTGACCGACATGGAGGGCACATTCCCGGCGGCCGAGCCGGGCTACCCCGTACTCTGGGTGATCACCTCGCGAATTGACAGCGCGCCGTTCGGCGAGGTCGTGAAGATATAAACCGCCCGCCGGCCGCCAGCACGGGGCCGGCGTACAAATAAAGGAGACCTACCATGGATGCCAAAACGCTACAACTCGTACAGGCAATCGCCAGCGACGGCGACCTCGCCGCGAACTACCCGCAATACCGTGAAGCCGCTCTGGAAATATTGTTCGCTGCGCCTGCGGTCGACGCCGAGACGTTCGCCCTGGTGAGCGCGCCTTCGCCGTCGCACTGCTACAACTAACAGGGCTGCCGCCGAGCCGCCGCGATCCTTGGCCCATCACGGGTGCCCGCCCACGACACCGAGGGGAGCGGCCCGGCGGCTCATATTATCCGATAGGGAGGACAAAGGTGAAGACCGACATACTGGCAATAGCAGAAGAGTACGAAAGAGAGACCGGGCGAAGGCGCATAGCCTGGACATCCGCCGACATTCACGCGTTCACCGAACGCCTGCGCGATACTCGAAGAAAGGAGGGCCTATGGCCAGACAGCAAGACCCACTCGAATGCCTGCGCCCCGGATGCCGCGCCGAGCTCGTAATCAGCGCGATCAGCGGGCGCGCGCTGACGACATGCAACCACATCGAAGCTCAACGCCGCGCCAATGCCTACAATAAACCCGTCGACAAGGAGAGACAAGATGCCAAGAACAGAGCAGCCGCACTGGGAGGACTACAAGAAGATGATTGCGAAGAGAGCATGGAGTTTCAGCCGGTCGTTCGGCATAGAACACGATGAGCTCGTCAGCGAGGGCAACCTGATATTCGTGAAAGCCGCCAAGATGCACAACGGCGACCGCGGCAAGTTCAGCACGTTCCTCTGGCGCTGCCTGACAACCGGCCTGCTCGACTTCTGCAGGCGGCAAAAGCGGCAGGCCGGCTACGAGCTGACCACCGACGGCGAGCTGCCGTCCGGCCGCAGCGACGGCCACCTCGCCGTCAAACGCGCCATTCACATTCGCCAGTCCATCGCCGCGCTGCCGGCGCCGGGCTTCCACGCCATGCGCCTGCTCATCCACGAGCCCGAGCGGCTGGGCATCGACGGCACCGAGCCGCCGCGCGTCGTCTGCGCGGCCCTCCGCGATCACCTCCGCGAGCGCGGGGAGAGCTGGAGCGTCACGCGGGGAACCATCGCCGCGATAAAATCTATCTACATGGAGGCATAATGAAAATCCATCCGCGAGAAGCCATCGTGAAGGCCGCCGAGCTCAAAGTCTTGAATGTTCTTATCGAGATACACAAAGACCTGACAGCCGGCGAATACCTGCGCGTGGTCGCCGGTCAGCTCGGCAACGCCATCGA